CTAATCGATGGACAGTTTATGGACACTTTCAGCCAGCGGATTAAAGTTGATCGCGTCCAGTAAAAAGTCCGGCGAAAAATGAGCGTACGTCATTGTTTGCTGAATCGTTGCGTGCCCCAGGATTCGTTGCAACGTAACAATATTTCCGCCATTCATCATAAAGTGTGTGGCAAATGTATGACGCATGACATGCGTAGCCTGCCCCTTCGGCAAATCCGGTTTCACCTCCTGAAGAATCTCCCGGAACTTCAGATAATCAACCTGATACAATAACCCCGTTCGACGGGTTTTAATCAGAGGCACGACCGAATCCGCCACAGGAACCGAACGGGATTTTCCGTTTTTGGTGTTAAAGAACGTCACCCGGTTGCCAACGATATGCTCTCCACGTAGTTCCGATGCTTCACTCCATCGGGCACCAGTAGAAAGACACAGAATGGCAACACGACGCGCATCACCCTCCAGTCGCTCAAGAAGCCGTTCAATCTCATCATCAGAAAGAAAGGCCATCTCTGTGTTCTGAACTTTCAGTTTTCGTATACCGCGTACAGGGTTCGCGTTGTGAAAGACCTCAGCTTCAATCAGCACCGTGAACATGGTAGACAGTACGCATAAGTCACGATTAATACTGGACGGCATTAATCCGGCCTGTAATTTCTCTGACCGATATTCAAGCATAAATTTTCGCGTCATCTGACTGGCGCGAGGATCTCCCATTTCACGAACAACCTTCCCTAGCCTAACCCTGTAGCTATCCCCGTAAGCCTGATTACGCCCATCAAGCATCCACCACGCATCAAGCAGCTCTGATAATCGCCGCTGATCAGCTGGCTTAGCCTGCCATGGCTTGTCATGAAAGTTCTGTAACACATACTTCTCAAACTCCTGAGCCTTTGATTTCAGGGCAAAGATTTTTCGAATCCGCTTTCCTTCCGCCCCCTGCGGTCTGACATCGACCTGATAACGTCCGTCTTTGAGTTGCTTAATCGACATGATTAGCCCCTCCAACGGATAAATTAACTAAACACTCCTTGCGATATGTAATTCGCTCAATGTGTAGAGTCAGCCAACATTGCGGCCTGATCGGGGTGATTTTTGGGTAATACCGATTGAAACCTGATCGCCCTCCGACTGAATAGATCCATCAAGAGAGAGAGCCGGAGCAATCTGCCCGGCGACAGGTAGCGTCTTATCTTTTATTAGCCACAGCATGTATTTTTCAAAGCGATCGACTTGCAGAACCGCCTCAACGATTTTTGCTCTAGCGTTCTTTTGCCCCGATTCGTAATTCCTTATGGTTGCCAAAGACAACCCAGTAATATCCGCAAACTGCTTTTGTGTTAACCCTTCCGCCTTACGTATCTGACGTAACTTTTTTGCGTAGTCTATTGACAAGATAACCATTTGAGTATTAACCTCTCGCACAAAGATAACCTTTTGGTTATCTTTACAAGCCAAAACAAACCATCACAAGGCGCGACAAGCGCACCAACGCAAGAGGATAACAAATGCGGGACTTCATTGCCGATAAAGAGTTATCTGACCACCAACCACTTCAGGAAAGTGACGCACTCAGCGGATCCATTGATGCCGCCAACGACGACGAGCACGAAGAAAACAAGAAAAAGCGTTCCTACAAAAAAGGAGCGACTTTGCGGCTGGATGGTCCGATCGCCGGGCTTTGCTCTCTGGAAAAAGGCGCGGCATATATTGGGCTAACAAAATCTGCACTGCGCGTAGCCATTCATCGCGGTCAAATGCCGGGACACAAGACGCGCACAAACCCGGAAGATGAAAACTCAGACGGAGTATGGTGGTTTAACGCCAAAGAGTGGGACAAGTTGGCTGATGAGCTACCAGAGCACGAGCCCCCAGAATGGCACAACTGGAAAAGTTACTGGACGTATGACCGCCAGAAAAGGAAGTTCTCTCCAGCTAATAAAGAAGACTGCCAGACCATTAACGGTAAGCGAGTTTATACAGGCAGAAGCTCAAAACTGGACCAACTCAGAAACAACAGAGGCAACTAATCGTATGAAAACAAACACGTCAGATTTCACAATAACTATTTCAAAAAATGACCAAGCATTAATTGATAACCTGAAATACCTTGCGGAAAAACATAATAACGGACGAATTGCAATTAATTTACGACACATCACAGGAGTAACAATTGTAACCAGTTACTGGCATCTATATCTAATCGCTAAATCAGTACTTGAAAACAAAGATTCTGTTGTCAATGGAAGAGATATAGATACTCTTCCTGCACAAATCAAACCGATAGCCTATCAATTGCGTAATCGTTTTAAAAATGAAGGTGGGATTATATTTGACTTTCCCGCAGCTGTAGCCGTGAGCTTCTCTCGGGGGGATATACTTCACTCATTTCGTTTTGCTCTATCAGGTGACGAGACATTATGGCAGCTAGAAGATGCCGGGAGCAGCCCGGCATAAATCAAATTAAAAATCAACCAGTTGTGTGACAGGTGGGTATTTACGCTGAATTTTGTCAGTTACTAACGCCAGTAATATATGAATCTCTGTGTTTAATGCGTCTTTATCACCCGTCGTTTTTACCCTGGGAGGGTTAATGTTATCCAGAGCAGCACTAAGTTCACTCAACAAATTAACAACTTTTTTATCTTCTGACATGAAAACCTCTTAACAATTTAATTAAACATAAGCCAGGACCTGAACCGGCCAGTCCAAGTCCTAGACACACAAAAAAAATACCACAAATCAATACAAGGTGACACGAGTACACCTTACCGAAGGTACAGAGTTTTAATATGAAACTACAGCGCAATTCTTCACAGCAGCGCTTCCGCAACGGTGCGGAACGCCATGCTAACCGTTTCGCTACCAGTGCATCACGTAGCAACTCTCGCTACAGCCTGAGCGAAACACACGCAACGCCGGATGGCTACCCAGTAAAACAAATTGGTGAACACACTTGGCTGATTGAAAAAGCAGGAATCGTGGTTCACAGATGCCAGCGCAACCCATTTACCGGAAACCGCATTTTTGCACTGAGCAACGGCGACAATCAGTTCGGGCAGGATTTCACATTGTACGAAGCACTTCGCACAGTTGATCGTCTGCTTCGCGGACAAAGTTTTATTAAACAGGCTGATTTATAACAGGTGCTTTATGACCAAAGAGCATGCACAAGGTGTATTTATTCGTTTTATTGATTTTCGCGGTGAACTGTTATTACGCGCATCAGCTATTGATGGAGTCGTTCCATCCGAAAAAAATGCAGCTACTTACGTTTATCTGAACGGCACGCGCCTGACCGTAGAACTTCCGTACCAGACTGTACACGAAATCATTAGCGAAGCGGAAAAAGCACGTAAGACTAATGGCGATGAACCCTATATCGAAATTATTTGTATGGATTCAGAAGCAGAAATTCAGAAAGCAGATTAAAGGGCGTTGCGATGGGCAAAGAATATAAAACTCTCATTAACAAAGCACTTGAGCGTTTTTATTTTCGCTTAAGTGCATCAGGCGCTCATGCTGAACGTGCAGCCCGTGACTCATTGACCAGGGCAATCCGGAGTCTGTATGACGTGGCTTTTTACGCTGATGATCTGGATGCACTTAACGAACTTTCCGAGCTGATCTGTGCCGCAGAATGCGGGGAACATATTGAACCGTATAAGCTGGGGAATATCGCATGAGTATATTTATCTCATGGCTTGTTCTGATTATTTCGGTGGCCTGCGCTATTGGAATTATGCGAATTATTCATTCAGTAAAAAAGATTGAACGTTTTTTCACTGGTGAATAACGATACAAATAAAACATCAAATTAAATAAGAAAACGTGAAAACCATCCGTATTAACGGAGGTATTCGCACACGCAAATAACGGAGATACAAAAATGCACGCAAAAGAAGAAGGTATCATCATAGCACTGAAAGAAATTTCAAAGACAGAAAACGAAGTAGCGAAAAAAGCCATAGCAAATAATCATATGGACGTCGCAACCCACACACTGATAGTCGCAAGAGTCACGGCAGAAGCAGCCGAAATTATCGCAAAACAGGATGCTGAACTGGCGGTTCTCAGAACACAACCCGTCACCGGACTGGATTTGTCTAACACCGGACGCCTTATTTACACAATTGGCTCGGAGCTACAGCGATACACCATTATCGCCGGGTTACAGGATAAATACCTGATCACTCCTCACCCCATAAGGGAATCAGAAATTCTGACAAATCTCCGCCTGATAGAGCGCTCTCAAGTCGCATTCATTGATGACGCACAGTGCACCGTATTTAACGCATAGGGTTACTGGGCAAAGGGGGCGCAATGGCAATTAAGCATTTTCCCGTCGTTCGCTTTACCTCCAGAGGGCGCGAATACGAGGTCGACGAACGCCTGATTACCACTATCGACAAACATCGTTCGGAAAAGGATGCACACCACATCTACCTCACTGACGGCACTTACTTCTGCGCCACTAATGTGGCGCGGGTAAACCTTATCCGACAGGTACAGGAGCAGCGTAAATGAGCAGAAGGCGAATCACACGCAGGCATCGCCGCACACACATGAATTCCTTACCGACGCTGAAAGAACTCATTCAACACGAGATCGCTGATTTCTGCGCAACGCTGGGGTCGCCTGGTGAACCGGAAACACCAGAAGCGATGCAGCGCGAACTCATGATGCGCATCGATAACGTTTTTGACTTTTTCCTGAATAACAAAAGAGAGCAATCAACATGAACAAAAAGACCTGGTTTCGCGCATACATGTGGGCGCTGGTATGCGTCCTCGTCTCTTTCATTCTGTATGCAGGACTACTCCCCCGAATGATTTCATCAGACAGCTCCTTCCTGGTATTGCTGGGCATTTTCATTGCCATGCTGTACCCGGCAGGCGTTGTTCGCCTTTTCAGTAAGTACATCAAGGAAATCAAGCAATGAAGAAATTCAAACTCTTTCAGATTCTCCCGCTTTTTGCCGCCATCCTGCTGGTTGGTTGCGATCGCGTTGAGCCAGGTAATGTGGGAATCAAAGTCAACAAACTGGGCGACGACAAAGGCGTCGGCGAAGTAGTTGGCGTTGGCCGCTACTGGACAGGCTGGAATACAGAGGTTTACATCTTCCCGACTTTCAAACAAATGAAGACTTACGATGAGCCGTTCAACTTCCAGATGAGTGACGGCACAACCATCGGCTATCACATCGGCGTGGCCTACAAAGTTGATCCATCCAAAGTTACCACGGTGTTTCAGACCTACCGCAAAGGCGTGGACGACATTACCGACACTGACCTGCGCCAGAAGATCGCCGACGCACTCAACCGACTGGCCAGCAAAATGACCACCGATAAATTTATCGACGGTGGCAAGTCTGAACTGCTGGATTCAGCACTTAAAGACATTCAGGCAGAAATGACACCTATCGGCATTCAGGTAATGAGCCTCTCTTATGTGGGTAAGCCGGAATACCCACCAACCGTTATCGACAGCATTAATGCCAAAGTCACGGCAAACCAGAAAACCCTGCAACGTGAACAGGAAGTCAAGCAACGCGAAGCTGAAGCCAACATGCTGCGCGCAGAAGCTGCCGGACAAGCCGATGCCATTCGCACAAAAGCCCAGGCTGAAGCCGACGCCATTCGTTTACGCGGTGAAGCTCTGCGCCAGAATCCCGGCGTTATGGAGCTGGAAGCAATCAACAAATGGAACGGCACGCTGCCGCAATACATGACCAGCAACACCGCTGTTCCGTTTGTTCCGGTGAAGTAATTAAACCCGGCCAGTGAAAATCGCTGGCCGGAGCAGTATCAGGATTTTTTTAGTATGCCGTTCTCACAAAAAAACCGCTTGCCATGCCGCAATCAGTCAGGTTACATTTTCGCTGCACCTCATAAAACGGGTGCCGGGTTTCGCAGCCTGCTGACAACCAAAGCGCACAACCGCGCCAGCGGTTTTTTTGTGCGTACTGTATTGCCACGTTTTTTTCGCGTCAGAATTATGGCGGGGCGTACGGGGCCGACTTCGGTCGGGCCGGGTTCTTTGGTTGCCGGTACTGCGAACCCCGTACGTCTCGCCACCCACAGTTTCGCAGCTCTGGATGGTGAGTTTTCAAAACTTACAACCAAAGAGGCCACACCATGGCAAACCGCAAACAGCACCGCGCTATCGCGGAGCGTCGTCACATCCAGACTGAAATCAACCGCAGACTTTCCCGCGCATTCCGCGTCGCTAAAATCATGCACATCAATATGCTGCATGAGCGTAGCTGCGAACTTTCAAACCTCTACTCATCCGCTGTTTTCAGCTATCTGGCGGATGATCTGCGCGAGCTTCAACAGCTCATCCAGCAGCAAAACAAACTCCATTAATTCCTGTTCCGGGCCTTTCCTGCACCTTGCGGCGGGAGGCCTTCGTACATCTGTAACAAGAGGATTGCCGCAATGATTCTCGCCAACGACTTTCTTGAATACCTGCTCAACACAGAGCGTGATCTTGCCGTTCGCGTGCGTGAACGTTATGACATGTACCTGAAATCCCTGCCTGTACCGCAGCTCGCTGACGGAAAGATTGTTATTGATGGTCGCTACATGATTGACAGCCACGAGGGAAATTACAGGCTTTACCGCATTGAAGGTGGCACTCCGTCCGTTATTGGCATTTACCAGCGCCCATCCTCTGCAATCGTCGATGTGATTGCCGACAGCATCCGCATCACACATCGCCATGCCGACACAGAAGACACCGTGCTGGAAATTCAGCGGCTGGCTGCCGTTTGCCGTGACACCCTGAACGGTATGACGCAGTAAATCAGTATGACGACAGAGTACATCAGGGACTGGCAACAACCGCGCCACGCAGTGGGGCGTGAAGGAACGGGGATCCCCGCACCTGAATCCGCGCTTTCCTCCTGGCTGGATGCCTACCGGGCAGAGAACGAGCGCCGACAGGAAAAGGCTGATGCGGCGTTCTCCGCCACGCCGCTGGGCAACCTGATTAATAAAAGCCTGGATGCACAGGAAAAACAGGACAAAACTATCACACTGGCAGGAGACGCCAGAAAACAGGCACGCGGCGCGGTGGATGAAGCCATGGCCTCGCTGCGCCTGCTGCCGTCCTATCTGCGCGATCCGCTTATTCGCCACCTCTCCTTCCTGCGCAAAAAACAGGAAGCCGATCGCCGGAAAGGCAAAAAGAGCTGGCAGGCGGAACGCTATGCACGCGGAACCCTGCGCAAAATATTCGAACGTCTGGATCGCACTGACGGACGCTGGCTGACACCGGGTTATCGCTCCCTTGCCGGACGCGAACGCCTGGACGATTTGCTTTACCTGCCGCAGCTCAACAAACACCAGATACAGACGCTGGCCACCATGACGGCGGCGATGTTCAGCAGCACCTTCGAAAAACTCTGCGATGGCTTTGGCGCGACCGATGGCGAACTGACCATGGATGTAACGCTGAAGACGTATCAGATGCTGGCCCGCATGGCGTTACACCTGCACATCATGCCTCCACATTATGACGCACTGACAACAGATAAAGACCGGAGGAACGAACCGGACACGGAGCTGCTGCCGGGCGCAGTCCTTCGCCTGACCTGTGCGGAATGGTGGAAACGCAAACTGTGGCTGTTACGTTGCGAGTGGAGAGAAGAACAACTCCGCGCCGCCTGTCTGGTTTCCAGAAAAACATCGCCCTATCTGAGCCAGGACGCATTAAGCGAGTTTCGCGCACAGCGCGAGAAAACACGCGATTTCCTGAAAAGTTTCATGCTGGAAAATGAAGACGGGTTCACGATTGATCTCGAGACGGTGTATTACGCGGGAGTAAGTAACCCGGTTCACCGTAAGGCAGAAATGATGGCCACCATGAAGGGGCTGGAACTTCTGGCCGAAGCCCGTGGCGACAGAGCGGTGTTTCTGACTGTCACCTGCCCGTCAAAATACCACGCAACAACGGAGAACGGTCATCCGAATCCCAAATGGAACGGGGCCACCATGCGCGACTCCAGCGATTACCTGGTTAACACGTTTTTTGCGGCGGTCCGCAAAAAACTGAACCGCGACGGTCTTCGCTGGTATGGCATCCGCACGGTGGAGCCTCACCATGACGGCACTGTGCACTGGCATATGATGGTCTTTGCACATCCGGACGAGATTGAAACCATCGTGTCCCACGTCTGCGATATTGCCATTCAGGAAGACCGCCACGAGCTGGGCGATGACATAACTCCGCGTTTTAAAGCGGAGTACGTCGACGGCTCAAAAGGCACGCCAACCAGCTACATCGCCACCTACATCGGAAAGAACCTGGACAGCCGCGCCGTGGATGGTATCGACCCGAAAACGGGCAAGCCACGCGTTGACCACGAAACCGGAAAATCAATGGCCGAGAGCGTGGAGCGCGCCATCGGCTGGGCGCGCCTTCACCGGGTCCGCCAGTTCCAGTTCTTTGGCATCCCCTCCCGTCAGGTGTGGCGTGAACTGCGCCGCCTTGCCAGCCAGATGGCACGCAACCCGGAAGGCCCGCAACGGCTGAAGGATGACGCAATGGATGCAGTGCTCGCTGCCGCTGATGCCGGGTGTTTTGCCTCCTACATTGAAAAACAGGGCGGCGTACTTGTTCCACGCAAAGACTACCTGATTCGCACCGCCTACGACCTCGCAGATGAGCTGAACGATTACGGCGAACAGAGCGTACAGATTTACGGGATCTGGTCACCACTCATCGGGGAGTCTTCCCGTGTGTGCACACATCCGGATAACTGGAAGCTGGTAAGACGTAAACCGGAAGCGGAAGACAGCGCCCGCGAAAATGGTTTTGACCTTCAGGGCGGCCCTGCCGCCCCTTGGACTCGTGGCAATAACTGTCCCCGTGTACAGGAAACGGACAACAACGGGACAGAACAGCCGGAAGAACGGCCAGCACCGTGGCCGCAGCTTCCTGACGGCGTTGACGTGAACGAATGGATGCGCTCACTGAAACGGCACGAACGCCGGGCGCTGATGCGTTCGCTTCGTGACAAACAGGCAAAAAACAGCAGTGATGAAATGCAGAGCTGGACACAGAGCCGCAAACAGCAGCGGCCTTTGCCTGATAACCACGAATTACTCGCTAAAGAATGGCGGGAGTCTGCTGAATCTCTCGGCCTGCATATCGGTGAACAGCAGATGCAGCACCTGTTACGGGGCGGCAGCCTGTACGTTGACGGCAGCATCATTGCACCGCAGGGATTTGAAATTGTACGCAAACCGGATACCCGCCCGGACAGCCGAATCACGCAGCTCTGGCAGCGCCTGAGCCGTAATCACGGCGTAAGCAGCACAGAGATCCGCCATAACCCAGTCGCCAGCTATCTGGAACAACTGGGGGCATCAGACCCCGAAGCCGCCGCACGTCTGGCATCCACACTTCAGCAGGACCAGAACACCATGCCCCCCCCCGTTACCGTGCTTTCTGACATGCTGCGCGCCATCCGTGACGCAGAGCACGCACAGAGAATCAGTGAAACCACTGAACGCGCCCACCGCAAAGCAGACCTGCTGCGGGGTAGCCTGACCAGTGGAAACAAAAAACAGACAGAAACGGGACTCACAAATCCCGTAAATGAGCAAAAAACGCGCCGCGATATATGAAGCGCACACAAAACAGGCAAAAACGGGATTTAAAAATCCTGTAACCGATTAATTAATCAACATAAGGAAAAGCGACATGAAAATTTGTATCGACGACGGCTCCACCAACATCAAGCTGGCATGGACTGAGAACGGCGAACGCCGCAACGCCATCAGCCCGAACAGCTTCAAGTCGGAATGGTCTGCGCCGTTCGGTGGCACGCAGCCCGCGAACTACATGCTTGATGGCGTGCGCTATGGTTTTGATCCGGTCAGCGATCGCTTTGTCCAGACGACCGACACGCAATACCAGTACAGCGATGTGAATGTAATTGCCATTCATCACGCGCTGGTCAAATCAGGCATCACACCACAGGAAGTGGATGTGGTTGTCACCCTGCCACTGAGCGAGTATTTCGACACAAACGCACAGCCGGACATGGCCAACATCAACCGCAAAAAAGCGAACGTTATGCGCCCGGTGGAGTACCAGAACGGCGAAGCATTCACTATCCGTAACGTGCGGGTTATGCCTGAATCCATTCCGGCTGGCTTTAAGGCACTGGCTGACATGAGTCCGTTTGAATCCCTGCTGATTGTGGATTTAGGCGGAACCACGCTGGATGTGGCAAAGGTTCAGGGACAACTGGCAGGTATCAGCCAGGTGTTTTGCGATCCACACGTAGGCGTTTCCCTGATGTCCGATGCCGTACTGTCGGTGATGGCCACTAACGGTATGCGTACCAGTCACCACATCGCCAATACCATTATCGAACATCGCCATGATGAAGCCTGGCTGCGCCAGCACATCCACAATGACGCGCATTACGCCAGCCTGATGGCGGTTATTCGTGAAAAGGAAGAAACACTGAAACAACGCGTGATCCGCGCGCTGGCGGGTTTTTCGGGTTACGGGCGGGTGATGATTGTCGGTGGCGGGGCAGAAATTGTGGCACCCGCTATCCGCGAAGCCTGCGGAGTTAATGCGACTTTCATCGCGGACGGGGTGCCACAGTTTGCTCTGGTTAATGGGCTGTACGCAATGGACAAGGAGTAAACCAATGACGACACCAACCAGACGGATAAGTTTCTATCTGAAGCCCGCCGCCGTCAAGAACGAAGGCGAAGCATGCGCCTGGCTGGACAGCCTTACACCAGAAGCCCGCAAAAGTGGTCAACGCGTGGCTTTTCTGGCCGGGCTGGCACTACTGAAAATGAATCCGGCAGAGGCTTACCGACTGGCTGCATGGGCTGATGATGAGGCGTTATCAATGACACAAACCAGGACAGAACGCCCCGCGTCACAGCCAGTATCAACCGCACAGATAACCAGTCAGATGGCCGGAAATATCCGGGCGTTATTTCCCGAATAACACAACATCAGGGCGCATCCGCCCTGATGACTTTAACCCGGGAGCATAAACAAGGGGGACACAATGCAACACATTGACAGAGAAAAAGCGCAGCGACTGATTGAGCGGATGGAAGCGCTGGCGAAAGAAGAAAATGTCAACATCCAAAAAATAGCTGAATGTGGCCAGATAGTTCTTCGTCGTGAAAAAGACCTCAAACAACTGATGTCTGGCGAAACCAGCAAAACATGGACTTCAGGCGAGAAGACGGTTTATTGCAGCTTCTGCAATAAATCCCAGTACGAAGTCACAAAGGTGATTGCCGGACCGTCTGTTTACATCTGCAATGAGTGCGTGGATTTGTGCAATGAAATTATCAGGAAAGAAGTGACAGACAAAAAGGAAAAAAACGCATGAACAGAAAACAGAAACAAGAGTTGAAATACTTCTTACGTAAAGAAATTGCCAGGCTTGAAGATGCAGAGTCACAATCATCAGAAATTCCGTTCGGAATGGATATCAACGACGCCCGTATGCTCCAGGCATACCGCATAGCTCAGGCTGCACTACAGGCAAAACCGTCAGATGGACTGGTTAGAGCAGTACATTTCTATGAACAGGTAAAGCGTGAGAATCCGCCAGTCGAAACTGGAGTATGGAAAGACGCTATTGACTGGGTGACCAAAGAGGCTTGCCAAGCTGTAGACATTGGCATCAAAGGAGAGTGATATGGCAACTTTGACAAAAAAAGAGCAAGCATGGTTGAGCGAATTACAGGACGTTCTTGATCGCTGTCCATCACCGAAAAAAATTGGTTTTTACACCATTGGCGATAAAAGCATTTACCTGTATGACCTACGCCGCATGGATGAAATCATGGAGGCTCTTGATAATCGTTCGTCAATGGATTGGTGTGTTGCTGTCCATGATATGAATGCAGGGTTTGATGAAAAGATTTTGTTCCCCTCATCAGTTGAAAGCACAGCAGGATAAGGACCCAGCAAATATACACAACCTATAAAACACTAAAGCGCCTCAGGGGCGCTTTTTGTTTGCACAAAAGTGCACAAATTTGCACAATTTTTTTGAACAACTTTTTACCCTTCCGACCCGCATGGCGGCTGGATCCGTCAAGGATCCGTGCGTGCACAAAAAAACGCGTTTTTTCTGCGCGCAGGTGACGGGGGAACAGCCCGCGTTTCAGGGGGTAAATAGCATTCCCTAAACGATGTCGCAGAGATACAACAGAATGGCTGTATTTCTCACGCTGAGCGTGAAAAAGACGTGAGGGCTTTTGATTTGATGGGGTGAAAGGTAAGGCCGTCAAAATCGCACTGAGACGGCGAGAACATGCAGTCAACGCGGTGGGATTGCGTAAGAGTCTGGCTGTCGATGATGGCAATAAGCAGGAAAGCGTCGTGAAATTATCTGATTGATACAGGAGCTGGAGAGTCGGGGCATAAATTTTTTATGCCCCGGCGAAGCAGCAGACAAGCGAAGCGCGTCAGGATGTGGGCTGGGTGTCCAGCAGTGCATAAGGGTTAAAGCGGATCACCTCTTCGCCAAGCCAGTCATTGATGTGCTTCATGGCCTCCATGACGGGCATCAGCTCGTTAATTGCGTAAACCCGCGCGGCCTTCTCCACATCACCAAACGCACTTTTTTCGCCCGGCATCGCCCCCATCAGTTGCGGCGGAACGCGGTGCGCAGCCAGCACATCATCACGGGATGCCGCCTTAACATTCATGAACTCATCCTTTGCGGTGATCTGCTGGAACGGCAAAATTTGCACCCCCTCTTTGCCCCCGTTAGGCGCATGAATGAGCACGTTTTTAAACGCACCACCACCACGTGCCCCCTGTAGCGTTTCTTTCAGGGAGTCCATGCTTTCGCGGTTTACCTGCGCTGCACCGATGTAGATGATGCACCCGGCGTGGGATCCATTGTCGTAATACAGTTTTCTGAACATGTCCGCCGAATGAGACAGGCTGGCCGAGAGTAATGCGCCGAGATATTCCGGCATGCCGTAGATTTCCTGGTTAATGTCAGGATTCATCAGGTGGCACACTTTGCCAGGGCGAAACTGAAACGCGTCCTTGCCATCCTGCACATACCACCATGATTCAAGATCGCTTCCGCGTCGCATGTATTTCGCCAGGGCGTGCCGTAATTTAAGCGGTTCGCCGAGCATATTGCTTCGAAGCTCAAGGAATGCGTTACCGAACACAAACCAGTCCAGCGCCAGCGCCGAGAAATCCTGCCGGGAAAGCAGCGGGTGCGGAATATAGCAGCCGAGCAATACATTGCGCTTAAAGTAAAGCGCAGACTGATGCCAGGACGTTTGCCGGGCAGCTCTTGCCAGACCGTACCAGTCCACCGGGGTTTCGTACCACCGCCCGTTATCAGCACAGTACATATTGTCCAGCAGGTCATGCCCGGTCAGGCGATAAGGACCATCAAATGTGAATGCACTGAGCGATGATTCTTTCCTGAGCGCATCAGCGAGATCAATGCGTGAACTCATGCGCACTTTTTTATTTTTTCTGCTCATCAGAACTCCATAACCGTGAAACGCTCGTTTTCTCCTTCGCCGCCAATCGGTTCGTTAATGACAGCAAGCATGGTTGCCCACGCAAGGTCGCCGTGGCTGATCCCCCTCGCTCGGTCCGTTTCGTAAGTGATAAAGCCGCCCGGTGTTTTCACCTTACGCACGGCGTTAAAGGCCGCGACCAGCTCGCGTTCGGCGCGATCGTATTCCCACCGCCCAGCACGCATTATTTGCAGCATTTTCAGTACCAGCGACCGTTTTGATGACAGCGTGAAGGTGTACGGAATAGCAGCAGGGAAAAACCGTTTCACTATCTGATAAACAGCCTCCCCGTTCCCGCCCGTCACATCAATGCCGATGTGTTCCACGTTGTAGCGATACGTGAACTCTTCAATGACTCTGGCCTGTTCTTCAAACTCCAGCCCCTGAACGCGTCGCGTCTCCACCGTTCGAAAACGGCCACCAGGAACAGCCGGAGGAACCACCACGGACACAGCGCCGCTGTCGCCGTTGCCACTGCTGCCGTTTGCGTCATACCCAATCCATACTGGACGATTCCCCATCGGGCGGGGAGCAAAAGGTTTCCAGTCTTTCCAGTCGTCGTATCCGTCAACACCGCAGCCAATCAGGATATTCAGGTTAAATGCCGATTCCCCTTCGCGGACAAACTCACACATATAGAGATTGAGGAACTCGTCTTCGGTGTTTTCATCACGAATTTCGTCGATATCGGTGTGTTTCCAGCCGTGATTGACCACATCTTCCAGCGTGACAATTTGCCGCCATGTCCGGTCAGGGCAGATAAGCCCGTTATGCAGCGTTTTCCAGTCCACAGAAAAACGCTGGCGTTTATGCGAGGCCTTTTTCTCGTTCCAGCGGTCGCCGTTCCAGTAGGCGTATGCCTCGTGCGTTTCGGTGGATGGCGTGGAGAAGTAGGTGCGCCGCAATCCGCTGAGGGTTGCCATAGCGCCAGCCACCTTGCGCAGTTCAGCAAAGCGACTGACCCAGAAAAATTCATCAAAATAAAAATTGCCCGTATAGGACTGTGCCGACGCAGCAGAAGTGCCGAGAAAATGCAGCTCTGCGCCGTTGGAGAGGATGATTTTATCGCCCCCTTTCAGCTCCACATCAACTTCAGCCGCGGCCTTCTGAATAATGCTTTTAAACTGGAACGCCTGACGACGCGACGCAGACAAAAAAATCTGGTTACGCTGGTAAGGTTGCGCCACATCGTCACGCAGCGCCATCAGCAG